CCATAAGTATGCAAAATAGTCAGTGTTACCCCAAACTTCTTGATTTGGTCCTGTTATTAATTTAAATAAACCTGAACCTGTGGCTGTTGGATATGACGCCGATTGTCTTGCCCCTTTTAACCATCCATTTGCTCCTAATGTAAATCTATCAGTATTTCTTCTAGATTCTGTATAAATATCCCATCCGTCAAACCCACCTTGAGCATAGAATGTGAATTTTCTACTTGATAATCTGAAGTATGGGTCATCTTGATCAGTAGGGTCAGATTGGAAACTTGCTTCACCTACTTGATATGCACTATCTCCTGATGTTGTGAAATTACCACCTATTGTAACAATAGTTGCTCCACTATCCATGTGGAAACCTTGTGTTTTCCAAGACCACTCAGTTCCTGGTTGATCAATTGTTCCCGCAGGTGCTTGTTTACCTTTATAAAGGAAGAAGTCAGTATCAAATCCTGTTTGATCAGCAATACCTAAAAAGTTTTTATTTAATTTTTCACCACTAGCACCTGATCTAATTGTATTATCACCACCACCTATTGCACCAAATGGAGGGTTATATATAATCTCATTAGGACCATAATATTGTGTTTTATAAATAATAAATGGTGGTTTACTATTTGCGTATGTTCTTTGTACATAACCTTCAAAACCACAAGGTAATGCATCTTTAGGTGCCTCATCACTCATCATTAACATTATGTATTTAGATTTAAGTGCGTACTCACCGTTAGATGTACCAATTTTATTAGCAACATAATTATTTAAATTTGGATCTAATGAACAACCATTAAATGATTCCAATATTACAGGATTTGCATCTGTATCATAAAAAGACCTTACTAATAAATCAAAAGTTCCATTATTAAATGACACATTTCTTATTGAAAACTTAACTTGGTAATTAGCTTTAGTTCCGTCAGATATTAATTTTATTTTAAATAATCTATAAACTTTATTACCTCTTAATTCTGAAACGACATATGGGGTTTCAGGTGTTTGATATCTATCTAAATAATATCCAATAGTATTCGTGTTTGGACTATCTCTCAAACCAGGTAATGCGATAAGAGTTGGGTTTAATCCTCTAACTTTATTTAAATAATAACCATTTTGTAAAAACGCCGGATAAACCTCCTCAACAAATAAAGGGAAATTATCTCTATCTTTACCATCCGCAAAATTAGAAATACCAAATACTTTACTTATAAATTTAGTAGTGGATTGTTTCATATTTGCATCAAATGTAAATGTGTTGTTATCTGTTGTTATTCCTGATATTTTAAAAGTAGAGTAAATATCATTTGACATTCCTGAAGATGATGAAGGTACTAAAATAACATCACTAGTTCCCGATACTTTATAAACTGGACCGTTATCTACCGTATATGTTGCAATACCTCTAGATCTTAAAGTTGCAACAACTACATCATCATATTCGTTATAAACATCTGAATCATAATTTGTAAAATACAATGATAATGCTCCTGAATATACACCACTACCTAAATTATTAATTAAAGATAGTTTGGCACCAAAACCATAAGCGAAATAGTGACCAACATTATTAGTGTCTTGGTAATATTGGAATTGATTACTATAAAACCAAGGGTCGTTTAAATCTGAACTAAAATCAGTTGTGTTATCGGCAATTAAAGTTGTAACACCATATTGTTCAGTATATGCGGTTACAGTAGAACCAGTAACTAAGTTAAATGTAGATGAACTTACACTACCAAAAAATACTGCGGTAGTTGCTGACGATGGTGTATTATATCTTGCAATTTCTGTTTTAATTAAATTTTCAATTACTGTAGAAATACTACTTGTGTCTCCATCATATGTATTAAATGTTGATGAGTACGCTCCACTAATTTGTGATGGTACAGAAACCGATGATATAGCAGCAGTTGTCCCTGTGAAATATAAAAGAACCGCACTTGCAGGTGCACCTGTAATTGTTAAAGTAGAACTATCAGGGTTAGATATAGTTGTAATTGACCAAGAAGGTCCTGCGTCATAACCAGATAAACCCAATATTCTTGTTACATATAACTGATTAGATTCCGCTAAATAAGATTTAGCGATATATGCTGCTTCGTATTTTGGTATCGTAGTACCAATAAATTTTTCAGGGTTTATTCCTCCAAAAGTTGTCGAAAACTCGTCATAGTTTGTAATAAATATGGGTTCAAAGGCGGGACCTTGTTGAGTCTCACCAACAATACCTAAAGTAGTTACACCAACTGATTGAGTTACGAATGTTAAATCTCTTTCTGAAGTATAAACACCTGGAGATACAAAAACTTTTCCGTTTGCCATTTTTTAAGTTGTTTTAAATAATTTATGTTTTTCTTATAAATATTGTAAAAAATGGCAAAAAACTATTTACAAAATAATTATTTATGTGTAAGTATGAAAATTTTCTACCTTTTTTCATACTTATAAAAAATAAGTTAAAATGAAAAAAATAAAAAACTTAAAGATATCTTTAGAGGCCCATAAGTTACTAAAAGACTATTGTGAAAAGAAGGGTCTTAAAATTTATTCTTTTATAGAAAAATTAATAAAAGATAATTGTGAAGAAAAAAAAGATATTTACGGAGAATAAATTACTGTAAATAAACTGTCGTATTTATAAAACTATCTTTTGTATTATCCGTTTTAGTTATTGTAATTAATAAAATATCACCATTATTAATTTGTATATTTGTAAGGTTATCCCCTATAAAATTATTATTAATAAATACGGAGTATGAAGAAACATTTTCATTTGTTGTTGGTTTAACGTCCGCAGTATAAAAATAATTTTCAGTTAATGCGGTTGTACCATTAAGATATTGAAAAGTAAAATCAAAAAAGTTAGGTCTTTCAGGATTATAATTAACTTTCTTTTTTTTATTTTTAGTTTCTACTTCATAAGTCGTTAAATACCTTGATATTGCTGGTGAAACTTGAAATTCCTCCTCATCTATCAAAAGTCCCTGCATTAAAAATTTATATGTTTGGATATAATATTTTCTTTTTTCCAATTCCTTAACTGACTCATCAGAAACATCTTCTAATATAATTGGAATATAATGACCTTTAATTTGTTGGTATGCTTGTCTAGATGTAAATTTTTGCATAACAATTTTATTAAATTCATTAAGTTCCCTCATTCTATTACAGAATAATTTTACAGAATATATAATATCAACAGGTATTGGTTGAGGTATTTTATACACATCAGCACCTTTTCTTTGACCGTCCCAAGTTGGGACTGTATAATAAAAAAATCTTAACCTTTCAGGTATATTATATTTAGTAACGGGATTTGTTCCATATTTAACTTCAGGTTGTCTTATGGTACATACAAAAGGAAGTTTAACGTTTGAATCTAAATCTTTAAAATCCCAAGTCTCGGTAAACTGAGCCCAACTTTGGGTTGTGATTATTTTATCTAATGTTGGTACTACTTTTGAATCGACAAATAATTTTAAACTTTCTTTAACAAAATCTAACATCCCTCCATCTAAATCGGCGTGTAACACACTTTTAGGTAAGTACGTACCTTTTTCTTGAATTTCATCAAGCATTTCTTGTCTTCTTTCCCTACCAACTTTGTTAGGTATAAGAGGTAAATGTTTTTTTTCTTTTTTTGGTAGTGCCATTATATCCCTTTAAATTCATTTTCATTTACAGGTGAACCAATAACTGACCTATAAAACTTTTTATATCCACCATAAGTGTGTTTATTATCCGAATTAACTCTTCCATCATTAACCACAGTAAAGTATCTTACTCTAGTTTCTGTTTCATAATAACCAATGTAGTCACCTAAATTAATATCAATTGCTAACATGTCTAATTGGTTTTGATATACCCCAATTTTAATATTACCTGCCTCCATTTGTGATAGTCTGGCATCTCCCATGTCTTTATTTTCAGGAGCTTCAAGTTGTACGTAACCTTTAAATTCTACAGGTGCTAAAAATTGTATTCCGTCCTCAACAACTTCTCCATAAACATCGTCTTTAACAGTTCTTTGTCTGTCGACTCTATATAAAACCAATGTAAAATTCATGTCACCATGTAACCATTCTTCACCCATTGATATATCTAAGTTAAAATCTTCTTCAGAAAAAAACTTATTTAATCTAGTTATTGGAACTATTTTCTGTGTCATATAATATAAATACTTTAATTGATTTTTTTATTTTATTTACTATTTTTATTTATAATATAATGGAAGAATTAATTTCAAAAACTCCCGAAACAAGAGCCCTTCAGTTATTAGATGATTATGTAGGGTCAAATAACTATATCTTAAATTTAAAACATAAAAAATTAAATAGTAAGACATTCACCCCTACAAGACCACAAGCAGAATACATTATAAATTTTCACGGAAGAGTACCAAAGGTTGCAAAAAAATGGGTAAAACTTGATTCATATTTTGGAAAAAAGATGATGGAAGATAAAATGTACACAAAAGAACCATCGGAAATTTATGTTGAGAAGTTGTTAGTTGAAAAAGATAAATCATATCATATATGGGGTAAAATTTTTAGTGGGGAAACTTTACATGATTTTTG